TTACTTAAGTAATTATATATATATACTATATTACTCTGTAAGAGTAATTATATAATACTATATTATATATATACTATATATATACTATACTCTCTTTCAGAGAGTTTAAAAAAAAATAATGACTAGAAGACAAAAGAGTATAGCTATAGAGAACAAAGAGATTGCAGATGATTATCACAATCACTTCCTATCTCACTTTGGATTTCATGATGAGCAGAGATCTGATCACTATAGTTTCTGGAAGTATTACCAAGAGGAGCAGAGCATATGACAATGAGAGAAGCACAGACTCTAGCAGTTAGTCTTAATGACAAAGGTTATACTGCTTGGGCAGTTCAGGGATTTAGCGTTAAGCTAATGATCAATGGAGTATTATACCAAATTAAAGAAGCAGATGAGAGATCCTAACATTGATAGATACCTTCATAAGATGGCTATGCTATTCCAGAACTTAGGTTTAGATTCAACTCCTGAGGAGAGAATATATGCTAAGGAGGAAGAGTTTAGATATCTGGGTAGAATAGCAGAAATTGATTGGGAGTATGCTCAGAGATTAGGATATGACTGATCACACTAAAATAGAGATCAAGTTAGGTAAGATACCTAGTCTTAATAAATTCTACTCCTCACCACATTGGACATTCAGGTCCAGAGAAAAGACTAAGTGGAAGGAGATCATTACTGATCAGTTAGATTATGACTTTCAGTTTGAGTATTGCATAATTACTGCAAAGGTCAACTACAGGTATGATCTAGATAATTGCATTATGGCTATCAAGTTCACTCAAGATGCATTGGTAGATGCAGGGATGATAGCAGATGATAACAAGAAGTTTATCAAGTCAGTCAGGATAGAACCTGCTACTGATATCCCTAAGGATACATCAGTGATCCAGATAGAGGGAAAAATGATCAACAAATAATTTTCATATCTCAAAATCCTTTTCTAAGTTTGACTCGTTAATCAAAACTTAAAGAGATGGAAAGAGAGAACTTTTATCAGATCATTGATGATCTAGAAGCCTTCGCAGAGAAGATCGGAAGCGAATGGATGAAGGAAAAACTAGCGATGCTAGAGGTACAGATAATTAATCAATCAACTAAATAATCATGAAGACAAGTAAAGTTGTAGCGGTAAATCCGCAAGGGGACTATCAGTTAAAGGATGGAAGAACTTTATACAAGTTCGTTCTAACTTTTGAGAATGGAGATACAGGAGAATACTCTTCAGTAAAGCCAGATCAGAACAAGTTCGTAGTAGGTCAGGAAGCAGAGTATGAATTGAATGCTACGCAGTATGGTAATCGCATCAAGCCTGTATATTCTCAGGGTGGTGGAGGATTCTCTGGAGGAGGATATTCTAAAGGTAATTACTCAGCAGGATCTGATGATAAGCAGAAATTGATTGTTAAGCAATCCTGCCTTAAAGCAGCAGTTGATCTCTTAAAGGACAAAGGTGCTAAGAGCACAGATGTTCTCAAGGTAGCTGACTCTTTTGTGAGTTGGGTATTGGAAGAAGATAAGAAGGAGACTTCATACGATAATCACTTCTCATCTAGAGAAGAAAAGATACAAGTAGCGAATGCTATTGTAAACGGATCAGATGACTTGCCATTCTAGTTGATTGATTGTGTTAGGTAGAGAGGGGTAGAAATGCTCCTCTTTTTTTTTCTCAGGATCTGAGATATTAAAAATATAGTGTTAATTTAGAGGGATGATTCATAAACACATAATACAATCAAATAAGACTCTTCGCTATCTGGAGAGAGCGAGAGAGGGAAAGATCTCAGAGGCTTCAAGATTTGGAGTAGGAGAGATAGATGATCATTTAAGATTCAAGAAGGGAAACTTCATAGTAGTAACAGGACACGCTAATGTTGGGAAGACTCACACGATGACCTACCTGCAGTTGCTCCATACCTTAGAGAATGGAACAAAGTGGCTTATCTACTCCTCAGAGAATGAGGTTCAATCACTCCAGAGGAAGATCATTGAATTCCTAGCAGGGAAGCCAATCAATCAGATAGATGAGAGAACATTCTGGAGACACCATAGCTTTGTAGAGGGACATTGGGCATTCCTAGATTCAGAGTTGATAGTTGATGCTTTTGAGTTATTAGAGATCGCAAAAGAGGTTTATGATGCTTGGGAGTTTCAGGGGATGATGATAGATCCATATAACTCGCTAACGATAAAGAAGGAATATCTCAAGGGAGTCTCAACTCACGAATATCATTATGAGGTAACAAGCCATATAAGAAAGTTCTGTAAGGAATATGGTATTACTACGATCCTGAATACGCATCCTGCAACACAAGCACTAAGACAGGTCCATAAGGGATCTCATGAGTATGCGAATCACACGATGCCTCCTATGGCTTCAGATGTTGAAGGCGGGGGTAAGTTCGTGAATAGATCGGATGAATTCTTTGTGATCCACAGGTACACGCAGCATCCAACAGATTGGATCTTCACAGATATTCATGTGAGGAAAGTGAAGGAGTTGGAATCTGGAGGTAGACCGACACCATTAGATTCACCGATCAGAATGGAATCAACACAGGGTAATTGTGGGTTTAGAATTAATGGAATAAATTTGGTAACTAAAGACAGAGAAATAGATGGATCTCCATTTTGAGGGTAATAGGCTATACTATATGGAAAAGGAATCAGAGTTGTATAGGGCTCTGGACCACCTAAGTAAGGAGTTGAGTGATCAGAAGACTATGACTAAGGAGGATATGTGGGAAGTATTCCAGATACTCGCTGATTCAGCAGCAGTCTATAGACACATCACAGATTACTTTACAACTCTAGACAAACTGATCCTAGATGCTAGGATTAAGAACGGAAAATTGAAGCAGGAGATTTATGATCTGAAGAAAGAGAATCATAGATTAAGTGAGATGTTAAATAGAGAGATGGATGGATTTTAAGAGAAAGATGAATGATGGTCAAAGGTTTGAGATCAATGGGATGGAGTTCATATGCTTAGAGACTCACGCCTATTTTCAAACGAGGCTAGATGGAGAAGAATCAGATATTGATGTAGGATGCAGTTATTACATAGTGAGAAACACATCAACAGGGAAACTACACAGAATCCCATTTCAAAAGATAATAGATAAAGAGAAAGAGATAACATGGAAGATTTAAGTATTGTATTGAAGGAGTATTATGAAACGATTGGAATCATTCCAAGAAATACCAGAGAATTGGATCAGGTCTATGCAAGATCGGCTATGATGGTAGCGATGAGAAAGTATATGACCTTACATCAGATCGGCAGGATCTTTGGTAAGAATCACGCTACTATTCATCACGCAGTAAAGAATCATGAGCAGAATCATAATTGGAGTGAGATGTATAGATACTATCATTCTATAGCTAATGATATCCTGTTAGAATGCCCTATTAAGAGCATCCAGAGTGATAATAAACTTCAGGCTCAGTTCACTAGACAGAAGATGAGAATTGTAGAACTAGAGTATGAGGTTGAGAAATTAACACACAAGTGTCAAGAACTTAGTGAGAATTGCAGTATATTACAGAAATTAAATAAGCAGTTACAGAATGCAGATTGAATTTAGCCCACTTTATGGATTGATGTTTGGAGTGAATTATGCTTACTATCCTGCGATAGAAGAGCAGAAGCCATTGCATCTGATCCAGATGGGGCTAGGTTTAGTCATGGTACAAATAGCATGGGAAGAATAGAAACATTCTACAGAAAGAATTTCAAAAGACTAACAGGATTTATTAAGGAATATACTGATGGTTCTTATGAGGTTGCATCTGATATTGTTCAGATGGTGTTTCTACGGCTATTAGAATTAGAAGGTGAAGGGAGGACCAACTTTTATGAGGAGGACTCCCTTAACTTTTTTTATGTCTACAGATCCTGTATTAATACGGCTTTCAAATATCAGAGAGCAAAGAAGAAGATCAACAAGGTTTCTCTGGAGGATTTTGATGTTGAGGACTATCAGCCATATCCAGAGGAAAAAGCAGCACTTGAGAAACTCATCACCATTATGGAGGATGAGATGAAGGAACTGCATTGGTATGATGAGAAGATGATCAAGATTCATATGGAAGGAACAAGTATGAATCAGATACATAGAGAGACAGATATCGGACTAACATCAATTAAGAATACGATCAAGAATGGAAAAGCAAGAATCCACGACAGGCTCAGAGAAGATTGGGAAGACTTCAGCAATGGAGACTACGACAAAATCTAAGAAGCGAGGTAGACCAAAGGGAAGTAAAAATAAGTCCAAAGGTCTAGGAGATAGCATTGAGAAGTTCACAGAGGCTACAGGAATTAAAGCAGTAGTAAAGGCTATTGCAGGAGAGGATTGTGGATGTGATGCTCGTAAGGAGAAACTAAATAAGTTGTTTCCGTATAGCAAACAACCTGAATGTCTAGATCCAGAGGAGATAGAATATCTAGATTCTGGAGTATTAAGAAAGACAAGCCTCACTCTTCAGGATCGTGAGAAGATCGCAGAGATCCATGCGAGAGTATTTAACCATAAGTTTGATATCCCCTGTACTTGCAGTCCTAAGATCTGGATGCAATGGATGAGAGAACTCCAAGAACTGCTAGATGCAACTAAGGAAGTATCTTAAGGAAGGGAGAAATCTTAGTGATGATAGAACTGCTATTTGTGTTGATGTAGGCAAATCAGGAGAAGCATTATTCAAGGAACTGACAGGAGCACATAAATCCTCACTCGCTGATGATAAGAAGCATATAGACTTCTATTGGGGAGATATGAAGGTAGATGTCAAAGGACTGAAGAAGATGCATCATTCAGGATATATCCTTCTGGAGTTTATTAATGTCTGGGGAGGTCATGGATGGTGCAGTAGAAAGAGTAAGGCGGAATACATAGCCTTTCAGTTTCCTGATGCCTTCTATATATTCAGAAAGAATCACCTGAGGAGGAGAGCATTGGATTTGTGTGAGGACTTTGATAGATCAAAGATCCTGAGGAAGAATTGGATTCCATATCAGGAAGCGATGTATAAGTGGGTAGGTAGATATAATGCTCAGGATGTGTTCACTTATCTAAAGATGGAAGATGTAGAGGATCTGATCTTTGAGATCCTACCATATAAAATAAAAGAGGGATGATATTACTATTATTTGGAATTGGATTGGGCATAGCCCTGAATCAAATTAGATCACTCCAGAGGAGAGTTGATGATCTAGAGGAGTTCATTGGAAAAACTTTTTTTGATGATGATGAAAAATAATTATTAAAATTCTTTGTCAATTAAAATATCCTTCTTAGATTTGAATATCATTAAAAGAGAGATAGAAATGAAAAAGCCATTCACATTCAAAAGAGCCATCGGAATCAATTGCTGCTCAAACTGCGGCAAGAAGTTGAAATCAAATCAAACTATCTGGTTAGAATTATCTACTACTGATGGATGTGTTTATGATCCAGAAGAGTTCCCACAAGACCAACAATCACAGGGTTTGTTTGAGTTCGGATCAGATTGTGCAAAGAAAGTAGTTAGTAGAGTTTAATACGGAGGGGGAAACCCCTCCTTAATTTAATAAGGAGAGAGATGAAAAAGATTGATTGGAAAAAGGTAGCGGTAGTTGCATTCTTGCAGACTATGGTTATTCTAGGAATGGTTGCTATGATAGCAGTATTTGAATTAGTAGAAATCTTAACCTGTTACTCATGTTAATGCTAGATGGAGTTGATTACGATCAGCAATGGTTGATTGATAAAGCGAGAGCCGATGAGTTCTATTATGGACCATTAAACAAATTAGCATTATCCTCTTCAAGTTGTAAGATGCTACTAGATAGTCCTAAGACATTCTACAATGTCCAGAAGTATGGATCTGAAGAATCAAGTCCTGCTCTATTAATGGGGAGAATCATTCATGTGATGATCCTAGAGCCTGAGAATTTTGATGATATCTTTCAGGTGGTAGATGTTGCTAGTAAGAATACTAAAGCCTTCAAGGAGGCTCAGTTAGAGAATCCTAAGACTTGTATCACAAGAAAGGATAAGGAAGCAGGAGAGCGTATGGCTGATGCTTTTAATAGGAATGAATTAGCATTGAGTTATCTATCAGGATCTGAGACAGAAGTACCAATGATAGATAATGTAGGAGGCTTTCCATTTAGAGGGAAGGCAGATATCCAGAGAGGAGGAGAGATCATTGATCTCAAGACCACTACAGATCTCAAGGCATTCAGATATAGTGCTGATAAGTATGGATATGATCTTCAATGTTATATCTACTGCAATCTATTTAAGACCTCATATAAGGACTTCACATTTATAGTTCTGGATAAGTCATCTACGGATATAGGAATCTATGATGTATCAGAGGAGTTCTACAAGAGAGGAGAAGCGAAGTTTAATAGAGCGATCAGTCTTTACAGAGACTTCTTTGTAAGAGGTGAAGATCTAGATAGCTATACAATTCAAGGAACATTATGAATCTAGAAGAAGTAAAGGAGATACTTGATGATATTGTGATCGCTGATGGATTTGATGAAGCGGTGATCGGATATGATGATA